AAAGTAGGATTAATGTACGAAGATATCGGTGGATATTCAGTACATGACATCGAGTTTGTTATTGGTTTCGATATAGACAAACGTAAAGTAAATAAAAAGCTCTCAAAAGCTTTAAGAGCAAAGCCAAACTGTGCTATGAATCATGTTGAAGAGATTACTACAAAATCTCAAGCATCATGTGTTTCTCATGATGCATTAGTTTATTCTGCTCCTGAGCTTGATGGTATTGCACCTCATATGAAGAATTATCCTGATGAGGTTACCTTTGTAAATGGTGCTATTCCTGCAGAGTCTTTTGATAGAACTGTTGAATTACTTCAGTATCATAATGTAGATGTTTTAATTAACTATTTACCAGTAGGTTCTGAAGAAGCAACAAAATATTGGGTAGATGTAGCGTTAGAAGCAGGTGTACATTTTGTTAATTGTATTCCAACTTTAATCTCAACAAAAGATGCTATGGAAACTGAGCAAAGATTTATCGATGCTGGGTTAACAATCGTAGGATCTGATATGAGATCAGCTTGGGGAGCTTCAAGAATGTCCGAAGTTCTACAAGGTGCAATGCTTGATTCTGGATTGATGGTTACACAACATATCCAAATGAATATGGCTTGTGGCTCTACTCAAGGACAAGAACATATTAGAACAGGAAGAACTGCTAATACAGACTTTTTGAATATGGCAAAACAAGATAGATTGCATAATAAACATATCTCAAAAGAGAATGTATTAAAAGGACAGAATATCGTAAGAGATACTTCAACAGCTGGAATGACATTATTTGCTGGTCCATCTTTAACTGTTCTACAAAAACCAGGTGGAGAATATATCTCCTCTGATAACAAAATTGCAAACTTTGATATGGTAGCTTATGGATTTGCAGGTGCTAGATATGAACTAACAGCAAGACTTTCAGTTCAAGACTCTCCAAACTCTGGAGGAGTCGTGGTCTCTGCAATAAGATTCTGTAAGGTAGCAAATGAGTTGGGTATTGTTGGTTACTTAAGAGGTCCATCAGCTTGGACACAAAAGACACCACCTGTTCAACTTAAAACAGAGGATGCAAAATTTGAATGTGATGCTTTAGCAAGACGAGTATTAACTCCTACTACTGAAGCTCAATTAAAAGACCGTAGACCTAAGGCAAAAGATTTGCCACATACTTTCCAAGATAGTAAAACCGACTATGAGAATTAATACCTTTGATATAGACGGAGTAATTTACTTTGGAGAAAAGGTCACTGGAGTAAGACCCTGTGAAGATGACATTATCATCACAGGGCGTCCTTATCATGATCGAGAAGAGACTATAAAAATGCTAGAATCTAGAGGCATATATAATAAGGTCTACATAAATCCTTTAGATAGAGATGATCCAAAATATGGAAGGCAAGCATCTGGGATTTTTAAAGCAAGCACTATTACTATGTTAAAGAATATGGGCTATGAAATTGGACTACATTTTGAAGATGATCCTATACAAATCGAAGAAATTAAAAAGATACATCCAGATCTACAAGTAGTTCATCTTTCACGTGAAAATGAAGAATATGTTAGGTATTAATCAATTAAGAAAAAATAGAAATGAAAACAATTTCCAAGAGTTTAACGCTTGGGTAAAAGAGTTTTTTAGAAGAGAATATCTAAGAGACTATGGTGATCTTAACGATTATCAACCTAGCCATATTGCAATGCGAGAAGAAGTTAAATATTGGAATCCAAATAGATCAAAACATGCTGAGGTTCATTGGCTAGAAAATTTTGTTTTTGGAAGAAGTGATATTAGTATGAGAAATAAAATACTAAATGCAATGGCCGTTAAATTTGTTGGTATGCCTACTCTTACTTTAGTTGCAAGTAATACTGCAGACTATAATAATATAATTGACTTTGATCGATATGAAAATGATTTAGACTATCGAAAAACAATTCAAAACAATTTAAATAATAACATACATAAATTAGCAGTTTGGGGATCAACACAATTACAGACATCTTTACAAACAGCAGCAAGAAATTACTGTAGAGATTTATATAATAATCCAGACAAAAAGTTTCAATTATCTGATATGATTGATTGGATGTTATATTTAGACAAATTAGGTTTATCAGAAACAGTGATGGATAGAGAATCTACACTTGGTTCTGTATGTGAGCATTTAAAACAACACAGAGGTATTGGTCCCTATTTTTCATATCATCCACCATGCAATTTTAGTAGAGCTACTGAATTATATCATATTGATGAAGATGATGATTATTGTTTAGTAGGACCTGGTGCTAAAAGAGGTTTAGAGTTTGTATTTCCTGATATTAAATTTAGCAATAATGATATAATGGAAGAATATATTATTGGAATCAGAGATCATCAACATGACTTTTTTGAGTTTAAAGATAATACTGAATATGAATTTTATAAAAAGAATTTAGAGCGTGGAGGCAATCTTACAACATTTGGAGTAGAGATAACACTATGTCAATTTGATTGTTTTCAAAATATAAAAGATAATGCAAGAGCACAAGAAAAAAGAATTGTGCCTTTAACATTTGATAGTTTTGTTACTATTGCAGAAAACTTAAAACTTAAAATGAATCAAGGCACTTTAGAGCAATTTATATGAAGAATATAATTAACTGTCCATTTATACCAATAGCAAAAAGAGCTGCATCTCATAGAGGAGCTCAAGGCGTAATGTATGGCGACCAGATCCGAGAAAAATACGGACATTGTGATGTCAATTACGGAGGTGAAATCACTGACCACAACTCATACGACGCATTATGGGTATATCATGGCAACGATTATTCTGGTGGATTGAATATGTTTGGTGGAGTCTATGGATTTCCATACGTACAAAACACAGTTAATTTTTCTCAGTTTAAAGGTAAAGTCTATTCAATTGGTATGGACTTTCCACCATATCATCAAATGATTAAAAATAAACTAGAAGCAGCAAAAAAAGAAATACAACCAGAATGGTATGATGTAGATTTAGATAATCTCGAAAGAATGCATCTTGAATCAATAAGAGTTAATTATCCTAATGAGACATCAAGACTTGTAATAGGAGATAGTCATTCAATTTGTATGTATCGACCAGGTTGGACTGTAAATAGTGTTCCATTTAAAACTCTCAATGGAGCTTTAAAAGAAGGCTTTGATACTTTTATACCTTATGAAGTAAAAGAGCTTGAATGCTATTTTGGTAATATTGATATACGACATCACATTATTCGACTTGGAGAAAAGGTTGAAGATTTAGCTGATAGATATATGGAGGAAGCAAGAAAATATAATGCTAAAATTTATGAGCTACTTCCAATTGAAAACGAATCAAGAAAGATACCACAATCAGGATTTTATAAAGGCCAACCATTTTATGGATCATGGTCTGAAAGAAACGAAGCTCGTAATCGATTTAATGATTATATAGAAAAAGAATATGGTATTATACGATGGACTTCTCATTTATATAATAGCCAAGGTGAGCTTGATTTTAAATATATGGAAAAACCACAGTCAATTCATTTATCAAGAGAGTTTTATCCATATTGGAACGGACTAGAAACAAATAGTTTGGAGGATTTTTTCGCATGAAATGGGCAAGTATAGTACCACTCATAGGTGGTGAAACAATAGCAATGGAGAATGTATTTGGCACTAAACCAGAATATTTTTTAACTTTTGATGGCTTTCAAGCAAATGAAGAACATTTACTTCATTATTATAATAATGAGATACCTTACTTAAATATATCTCAAGGTCAACATTTTACAGAAAAAGTTAATATTGTAAATACAGTATGTCCTTGTGCTGGACTAAGTTCACTTTCTCCATCAGCTTCAAGCAATAATGTAATGAATGATTGGATGTATAAATCAGCAGAATACATATTAAATGAAGTACAACCTGATGTATTTTGGGGAGAAAATGCTCCTAGATTAGCATCTAAAATGGGAGAACCTGTTGTTAAAAAATTAAGACAAATAGGTGAAGCAAATGGATATACCTTTAGTATCTTTAAAACTAAATCAATTCTACATGGATTGAGTCAAGTAAGAGATCGTACATTTTATTTCTTTTGGAAAGGAGATAAAGTACCTTTATTTGATTATATACAAGAACAACCAGGAAATATTGCTGATGATATAAGGAATGTAATAAGAGGTGCATTTGATCCAATGAGTAAAATACTTTGTAATGAAGCTAAACCATCTGAAAATCCATATTATAAGTATGTGCTAGAAGTATTAGAAGGTGGTATTACTCATAAAGAGTTTCAAAATAAAATTGAAAAAACTACTAATCCAATGGATTATATTGAAGAACGTACTAATTATAAAGAAGTTTCTAAATGGATGAAAGAAAATGGTTATGATAAAGAAGCTAAAAAATGTATGAGGCAATATCATAAACTAAAAAGCGGTGGTAATATAATGAGAAAGATTACAGAAATACCTAAAGATAAAATAGGTGCTTTTGTTGGTCATATGCCATCAAGCTTAACTCATCCAGATGAAGATCGATATTTAACAGTAAGAGAAGCATTATCTCTTATGAAATTACCAGATAATTTTATGTTGTTAAATCCTAAAAGATCTTTAAATCATATATGTCAAAATGTACCAGTTACTACTGCAGAGTTTCCAGCTCGTATGATTAAAAAATATTTTGAAGGATCATTAGATATGGTTGATACTAAGTTTTTAGTACAAGACAATAAAAAAAGAACCTATGAATTTGAAAAAAACAGTTTACAACTAACTGATTTTATGATATAATATACAGTATATAAATTAAAAAATGGAGTGATTTATGCCAAGTATTAGTTTGATGCCACGTAAAAGGCATCCAAAAGATAAAAGACCAGCAAGGCCAATGCCTTTTGATGTGGCTCTAAGAAAATTTAGAAAAGCCGTTGAGAAAGCTGG